TTCGATGTTGATGGTACACGAATGAGTGGTGACATGAATACCGCGTTGGGTAATTGTATATTAATGTGTACATTAGTATTAAAGTACGTTTCGGAGTTGGGAATTAAGGCAAAACTTATCAACAATGGAGATGATTGTGTAGTGTTTATGGAGCGATCTGACGTCGATAGGTTTATCGCGACACTTGATGCATGGTTCCTTGAGTTCGGCTTTGAGATGAAGGTCGAGCCAATGGTAGACGTGTTTGAAGAGATCGAGTTTTGTCAGATGCATCCAGTGCACACCACCGAGTGGGTTATGGTACGATCACCAGCTGCTGCACTTACCAAGGACGTGATGTCATTGGGTAGTCGTTCCACTTATCAGTATTTACAGTGGTTACGAGCGGTAGGTCAATGTGGCTATTCGTTATATGGTGATATGCCAGTGTATTCATCTTTTTACCGCTCTTTGGTTAAACTCGGTTTGGACAGTAATATTCGTAACAACAACTTACTGTCTAACAGTGGATTCTTCAGGTTGAGTAGGTTACCCAGAATACGGAACATGGAAGCGACAACCATCACAGACAACGCACGCTTGTCATTTCAGCGGGCCTTTGGTGTTACGGTACGTGAACAGCGAGAGTTGGAAACGTGCTTTGAGAATAGCTCGATACACCAGGAATTGCAGACAGCGTTGATGGTATATCCACAGCTTCACATCCTTGCCCATGGGATATTGTAAATTAAAATGTATACTAACAAGAAAGCATCTAAGAATGCAAAACAAAATAATAAACTTAATAAAAGAAATGCTGCTAGAACTCCTGGAAAGGATAAAACCACCCTTGAGGTCGTGTCTGTCAGCAACCGGAGTGCCCCCCGACAGCCCAAAACAGTCATGCGAAACGGAGGGACGTTGATTCAGCACACTGAAACATTTGGCCAAAACATTGTGGGCACTTCTGCCTTCAGCGTTGCCAATTCATGGGCTTTACAACCCGGTATTGCCACATATTCTAAAGGCGAACCACTTGGCGTGTGGCTCCCTCAGATTGCTGGTAATTTTGACAACTACGAGATTGAGTCATTGAAATTCAAGTATCGCACGGCGTGTTCCACGCTCACTCCTGGTCTGGCGGTGTTTGCCTTTGAGCCAAATCCAGAAGGCACCGTTCCTACAACGTACCAGGAAATGCGAAACATGTTTTCTACTGACGCATCGGTTCACACCAACATCGTGTTTGATGTCAGTTCTAAAGTTAAGGGGAAGAAGTTAATTCGTAAAGGCACAGTAGTGAATTTGCCGTCGTACGACATGGGTAAGGTGTATTTTGCCACCATCGGCGTCACTGACAACGCTTTATGCGGGTTCATTGACGTTGAGTACGCCATTAAATTATCCAACCCCCAATCTTCAGTAACTAGCACCGAGGTTATTAATACCGTAACCTCATTGCCGATAGCACCGGTTCAACGTTTTGAGTGTGATAGTGGTGGATGGGGAGGCATTGATACTGCCAGCAATAGCGAGCAGTATTGGAACCACTTTCTTGCCGCTGCTCGGGCACCGACTGGGGCCAATTTAGCCACAGTGGCCACTGGATATACAATACCAGTATTTGAGCGCACTTTGCTCACTGGTAACTATTTCAAAGGCGCTTTGCAAAACAGTCAGCGGTTGCTGAGGGTGGCTAAAGCTGGTAGATATCGTATGGCATGGCAACCAAGGTTGGATTGGGAAGATTTAAAGCTGTTCTCGGTAACTCTATTTGATTATACCGAGGGGACAGGCGCCTCAGCACATACCACTCGTCGGGTCTATTCCTTTTTGGATGGTTCCGCGATTACGGAAATGCCCACGCAAATACTATCGCATCGTGGGTTTGCTGGCGCCGCGGTTGGCGATCCAAATCCTGCCACCGAGATGTTCCCGACCTTCGTCTTTGATTTTGATGCGCCACGTGACCAGTATATGATCACTATGCGGATTGGCGTTTTGAACTACAATTCTGCAAGTACTGTGGCCAACATTCGAGGGCGTGCTGGTTTGGGTGATTCTGTCCTTGAGCTCACTTACCTTGGACCTTTGCCTCCATCCATGTAGTAGGCAC